CGAGTCAGATGACGAAGACTCAGAAATTCATTGCATAATCACACTTGATGTGAACTGTGCGCGTGATGTTTATGAGTCTTTGAAGTATCGACTTGAGAATTGGCCTGGCGGAGATCCGCAAGAGCAGATAAACCTCCAGGACACCAAGACTTTTTTCTATGGTGTTTATATGGAGTTGCTTCTGAAGAACGATCGAATTTAAGAAACTCACCAGAGACGTTGTGACCTTCGGCGTGATCTGGATGCTAAGCCTAGTAATTGTTACGGTTTACCTAACCGTGATTGCAAACAGGTAGAGTAGTTGAGCCAAGGGGTGGACTCACCCACATTGGGTCCGAACTAATTGCAGTTAGTCGGGTTAGTCGACTAAGTTCACTTAGCCAATGTGGTTGTCCGGGTTAGCCCTTGGTCAGTTATGGGACTGCTTCGTAACTAGCCCGGACGTAATTATTTCAATGGACGCATCAGAGATCAGAAGGTACATCAAGAATCTCAGGGGTGAGAACAGAACGTTGAAACTTGAGATTCAAGAGTATCAAAAAGAGAACGAGCGGTTGAACGAAATTATAAAAACGCTCGAAACGCAAGCTGTGGAAAGTTTAAGGAAAGAGGGAATTGTTAAGTAAAAACGTCGGGTGCGGCAAGCTGCTGTAAAAAGATTCTGTGGGCAACGCATTTGGAGAGACCTAAGAACCACAAAGGTTCAAGGGTGATCCTGGAAGGGGGAGGGGTTTGGGTGAGTAAAGGGAGGTCAGGGGTATTAGGTGAAAAAGAAAAACGTCGTACGCGGCAAGCTGCAACAATTATTTCTGTGGAAAAAGCACAAGCGTTGCTAAAAATAGCCGTATACTGATAGCCAACAGTGGTCTTTCCTATGGATAATTTTATTGGTCGTTATTATTTGGATGATTTAAGTGTTTGTGATGAAAATATTGAATTTTTTAAAAATTCAAAAGAACTTCAAAAACAAGGTTTTTTTAATTCTGAAAACAAAGATGTTGTATACAAAAATATAAAAGAATCAATAGACATCAGTGAAAATTTTGAGTTTTTTGAATCTCAACCTTCTACAAAAAAACTTTTAGATTTTTTGTGGATAAGTGTTCAAGATTACGCAAAAAAATATGACGAGTTATGGGAAACATCTTTTGAAATTTTTCACATGATGAAATTTCAGTACTACAAACCTCCAAGCGGCGGTTATAAAGTATTTCATTGTGAAAGAAATTCAGTTAGCCAAAAAACTTGTTTGGTTTGGATGTTTTATTTAAATACTGTTGAAGATGGCGGTGGAACAGAGTTTAAATATTTAGACCACATAGAAAAAGCAGAAAAAGGAAAGTTACTTATTTGGCCTCCTGATTTCACGCACACGCATAGAGGTTTGGTTTCACCGTCAGAAGAAAAATACATTTTCACGGGTTGGTACGATTTCTTATAACCCCAAAAGGTTTGACAAGAATTGCAATGTTGCTATATTGACAGTGCGGGTAAGGGATTTGACTTGAGTCACCTGCCCCTTCTCCTTGGATCCCCCGCTGAAGGAGAGTGAGCCTAATCAGATGGCGAGACCTGATTAGACTGCAGAGCAAAATAACTCCGGGGCGTAACGCAACCGTACCCGGAGCTTTGCTTTGTCTAGCCTCCCGCTGCGAATGTCCAGAGGAGAATAACGGACATCATCATTGCAGGAGCCATAAGAAGGACCATCAGTCCGAGGTCATGCAGGGTCACCGTGGGTGCTCGCAATTTCTGCAACTTTACCCACGAGCTGCCAACCGGTGAACAATGCAAACTCAAAGCTTGCAAACGCAGTCAAACCCATATCTACCGCACGTTTCACGTCTGGGTGGGCGTAATCATCGAAGAAAACAATTCCACCTGGCTTGACCATGGGTACGTAAAGACAGACATCTCGTGCCACAGAGACTGAGTCGTGGGCTCCGTCGATGTAAAGAACATCAATCCAAGGCTCCCCACCAAAACGAGCGTCCAGATCAGCAAAAACATGTTGTGAAAGCCCTTTGATAACTTCAACTTTGCCGCAGTTTTTAGATTTGGCGATATTTTCGCGTGCGGTGCGCTCTAATCGGGATAAACCAGCGTAATTTTCCGGATTTTTTAGGTGTTCCTCGCTTCCGGTGAAGGGATCAATCGAAATCAGACTCGATTCTTCGTTATCTAAGTAAAAATCTGACCAAAAACAGCTAGAAGCGCCTTCGTAAACACCAATTTCAACGATTTGACGCTTTTCTTCGGGGTCTAAGTGAATCTGAGGTCCCTGCGTGTTTGACCTGATCGCTTTATCACTGTTTAACAGCGCGTCATACCAGCCTTCAGTGAAATTGTAGTGATCTGCAAGCTTTTTCTTGTCTGGGGCAGCCACTTGGATGTTGGTGTCCTCTTTTAGTTGCCCCATCAACTCTTTAAATGATGCTGCTGGCATGGTGTTTGAAGGAAAGCATCAATATGCTAACAGTGTTGTTTGGTTTAGCTGAATTTGCCCTTATAGTTTGCCCATCGCCCGAGTGCCGGAATCGGTAGACGGATCGGACTTAAAATCCGCTGACCTGTAAGGGTCGTGCGAGTTCAAGTCTCGCCTCGGGCATCTTTTCATACTGAGATCAAATGGCTGTTCAGCGAGCAAAACACAGTGACTTTCAAATGCGCGGTTTAGCTGAGTACCAGCAGATGAGGGAGTGTACTCACTGCGGTCAAAAAAGCTTTCGTGTAATTGAAACTCGTCAACAAAAAGACGCTCGTCGTCGGCGCTACCAATGTGATCTTTGTGGACACAGGGAAACTCGTTATGAACTCGATCAAGACATCTATGAGGAGTTTGTGCAACTCCGCAGAAACTTTAAAGCATTGAGTAAAATCTTTACTTCGAACGTTGTTAATGGAACTATTGAAGAGTTAGCTAAACCAGACGATGAATATCGGTGCCACTCTTGCGGTTTTTACGCAAAGGCTTCTGGGTATTGTTCTTTAGAGATCCCTGAGTGCGGCACTACCGACGCTAACGACTGTTCCTCTTACATCAAAGACAAGTGAGCGAAGACCACACTCCGATAAACGAAAAATGGAACGGGCGTCAGGTGTATGTAGGCCCTAGAGGAGGTAAGTACATACTCGATCCTGCTGGCGAACGCAGGTATCTACGAGAGTTTGAAAGCGTTAGGCGCGGAGCGTCAAAAGATCAAAGACCGAAAAAAGCGAAGCGAAAGTTCAATCCCAGGCGTCACGGAGTTATTTACAGAACACTCAAGAGTCAACAGCAGCTATAAACATGTTTTCGTAGTTTTGTACGCGACCCATCTGATATCCTTTCGATTTTAAAAAATCAAAAATCATACTTCTTTGAGCTTCGTTGCCGGGGTTGCTCTCGAACACGATTAGAGGTTTGTGCTGAGCAATGGTCATTTCAGCTCCTTTTAAAGCGTCGTATTCGTAGCCTTCAATATCCAGCTTGATCATGCGGACAGGACCACCGTATTGATGGTGATCGAGAGCTGTCATCTTGACTTTCTGTTCATCAAGAATTTTTTGATTCTTAGGTTTGATAAAGGTTGATCCTCCTCCGTCTTCGCTTACGACATAAAGAGTTTTTTCTTGGTGCGTCTTACCACTCGAAGTTACGCCAGAGTTTTCAGGAATAATGTTCGTTTTTTCATTGATAAAAATATTTCCGCAAAGCTGAAAGTAAGTACGACGTTGTGCCTCAAAAGCAAAAACTTTATCAAAGCACTCAGATAACAGAATGCTGTACACGCCCATATGTGCGCCACAGTCAATGAGCACCCCGTCTCCTGGTAAGTGCTGCTTGATGAAGGCAATCAAGGATGCTTCAGGGACCCCGACTCTATGAGCTTGGCAAAGACCTGAGTCATCCCTATGCATCAAGAAACTTGTCTCGACGGTAGGCACGATTAAATCGATACCTGGTGTCCAGAAAAAGGTGCTCATACAACAGATATCGGTGTTAGCATACTAACAGTTGTGTATGTGTTTTGGATTCTATTCCTGTTTTGGGTACAGCAATTGTTAATTGCCCTCACTGGATTTGGAGATTATTTTATAGCATTGATTATCCTGTAGATAATTTTGTAGTATTCAATAACAACGGTCGCGGTCAGATTACCCGTGAGCTTGATCTCCTAGCTGCCGCTCCCCATAAGTTTGTGAAGAAAGTGCATGTGGTACACATGCCTGCGAATCTCGGGTGCAGTGGCGCTTGGAACTTGATTATCAAATCTTTTTTAAAAGCTCCCTACTGGATTATTTCAAACCACGACGTCATGTATGAGCCAGGTTTTCTTCAAGAAATGCACGAAAAGGCTCAGGATGAAGAAACAGGTGTAGTGCACGGTAAGAACGGCGGTTGGGACATCTTTCTTCTGAAGGACTGGATGGTTCAAAAGTATGGTCTTTTCGACGAAAACCTTTATCCGGGGTACTGCGAAGATCTGGATTATGGGATGCGGTTTATTCACGACGATGTCAAACGTGTTCTCTCACTCGAGCACGACTACTACCACGGCACTAAAAAGAACGATTACTCCGACGGCAGTCAAACTTGGCGATCTGAACCCTCTATCGCGCAGGGTGTGCACCTAGCGCATGAGATGAACAAACGTTATATGCATATGAAGTGGAGCGAAGCCTGGCAAGGTCATGTGGAGGGTGAAACGTATAAAACACCTTTTGATTTGGATGACATGCCTGTGAGTTTTACGACTTATGACCTAGATTTCGTCCGCCGCAAGCACCTTGGTTTTTGAACATGAAAGGAG